CGGTACACTTGATTCAAAACCTTATTACAAAGTAGGTCCATTACAACAAGCTTACGGATACGGATGGGGTACAGCTTTATGGGGAGGATCAACTTGGGGAACTGCAAGGTCAACTTCAAATGCGGTACTTGATCCTGGCTCATGGTCATTAGATAATTACGGTGAATTGTTAATAGCAACTATTAAAAATGGTGAAACATTTTCTTGGGATCCAAACTCAGGTGTTGCTAACAGAGCAACAATAGTAACAAATGCTCCTACAAGATCTGTAATGAGTATGGTCTCAGATAGAGACAGACACTTAATTATTTTAGGTACAGAAACAACAATAGGGTCGCCTACCACACAAGATAAAATGTTTATAAGATTCTCGGATCAGGAATCACTGACAGATTATACAGCGACATCCACAAATACAGCAGGGTCTTTTAGAATTGATAGTGGTACTAAAATTGTAGGCGCAGCAAAAGCAAAAGATTATATTCTTATTTTAACTGATACTTCAGCTTATTTAATGCAATTTGTTGGGCCACCTTTTACATTTAGTATAAGACAAGTGGGATCTAACTGTGGGTGTGTCGGTCAACACGCTATTGTTTATGCAAATGGTGCAGTTTATTGGATGTCAGATTCAGGTGGGTTTTTTGTATTCGATGGAACTGTTAAATCACTTGGTTCACTTGTAGAAGATTTTGTATTTCAAACAAATAATAATACGCCAGGTTTTAATTTTGCAAACGGTTCTGAGCTTACATGTGGATCTCACAATAGTTTATTTTCTGAGATATCATGGTTTTATGCAAGCGCAAGTTCAAGCTATGTAGATCGAGTAGTTACTTACAATTATGCTGAACAAACATGGACTACTGGAACTTTAGCAAGAACAACGTATGAGGATAGCCATGTATTTGCAGATCCTATAGCAACTGAATTTACAGCTAGTCTTGCTCCAAACACCCCTACAGTTCAAGGAGTATCAAATGGTGCCTCAAGAGTTTTTGATCATGAAAAAGGTACAAATGAAGTTTTAGCTAATGGAACAACAAATGCTATATCTGCATTTATTAAATCAGGTGACTTTGATTTAGACGCACAGGGTGATGGTGAATACTTTATAAAAGTAAGAAGGTTTATACCTGACTTTAAATATTTAAATGGTAACTGTAAAGTTACTTTAGAATTAAGAGATTATCCAGCTAATATACAACAGGGATCACCACTTGGCCCCTTTACAGTAACGTCAACTACAGATAAAGTTGACACAAGAGCAAGAGCTAGATTAGCTGCTGTAAAAATAGAAAATGATAGCACAAATGAAAGTTGGAGATTTGGTCAATTTAGATTTGATATACAACCTGATGGTAGAAGATAATGGCTAAAGTACAAGTATTTTTACCTGAACCACCAAAAGAATTTTCAAGTGAAAGTTTTAGACAAATTAACTTAGCTTTAGAACAATTACAAAACCAATTGAACACTACTTATCAAAGAGAACAAAAAAATGAAACTGAAACATTTAATTATTTTTTATCATGACCATACAATATAAAAATCAAGGTTTTAAACAGACCGATACAAGTAAGACAACTGCACTCACATGTCCTGCTAATGCAACAATTATTATTAAAAGTATTTATGTTGCTAACAACGACGCCTCATCAGCTATTTTAGTTAATATGAATTTAGTAGATTCTTCTGATTCTAGTGCTGAGTATGAGTTTTTTAGAGATGATGTCCCAGCAAAAACACAAGTTAATGCTACACCACAAACTTTAAATCTTGAGGCAGGTGATGCAGTTACAGTTACAGCAGCTACAGGAAGCAGTAAAATTCAAGGTGCTATTACTTATGCACTCATAGATAGATCTCAAGAAAATGGCTAAACGTAAATTTGTAAATTTTATACCAAGACCAAAACCTCGTAAGCGGCCACGTCGTCACAAGAAGAGACTTAACAAAAGTGAAAAAAGATGTTATAAAAAATACAATCGACAAGGACGATAATGACACAAAAAACAGTAATTATTAACGGCGAAGAAGTTCCTGTAGTTCCAGCAAAAGCGGAAGAGGAAATAAAAAACAAAAGAACAGGTAAGGTATATGCTAGCAAAACTGATTTTGATAATGATGTTGCTGATTCCAATACTGATACTGTTGCTGATGATCTTCAAATTAACCAAAAAATAACAGTTGCATCTCTTACAGTATTTGGTAAAACCAAATCATAATGCAACCAGCAGGTGGAACCGAATTACAATTAGCTTATTTAAAAAAGTATGCGAATCAAGGTATACTTGATTCAGTACAGATAACTACATCTATACCAGAAAAAGAACCTTTAGATCCCATAAGAGCAAATATACTCTGGTTAAAAAATTCTTATGACCAACCTAACCTAGCCCCTTGGTTTCAAAATAAAGAAAATCATTCTAAATATGATTGGTATGTTTTTAATAGTCATTGGAGCTATGAAAAATATCGTATGTTTTTTCAAGTGCCTGAAGATAAATGTACTGTTATAAAAAATGGAATTGATTATGAAGAATTAAAATTAAAAACAGATTTTACACCTAAGAAAAAATTAAAGATGTGTTACATCTCAACACCTTGGAGAGGCTTAGAAGTTGCTTTAGCAGCGATGGACTCATTAAAAGATAGAGATCCAGATATTACTTTAGATGTTTATTCAAGCACGATTATTTATGGAAAACAGTTTCATAATCATAACGATAAAGAATATTTAGACCTTTATCAAAAAGCAAAAGATTTACCTAACGTAAATTACATGGGTTACTGTGATCATAAAACCTTAATGGGAAAATTAAAAGAATATGACGTAAATTGTTTTCCTAGCATATGGGAAGAAACATTTTGTATATCAGCTATGGAATCATTAGCAGCTGGTCAATTATTAATAACCACGGATCTCGGTGCATTGTTTGAAACCTGTGCAGAGTTTCCTATCTATATTCCTTTCACAAGAGATAAAGCTAAATTAGCCCAACAAGTAGCTGAATGTTGTGTCGAAGCAAAAAAGATATTACAAAACGATTTAACTAATGTATTTAAATTTCAACAAGAATATTATAAAAGATTTTATGATTGGCGAAACACTGCTAAAAATTGGGAAAGTTTTTTAAGAGGAGTAATTCATGTCCAACGAAATAAATAAAAATCATATGATGGTCTGCACTCCTGTGCATTCTGATGTTTCTATACATTATATGAAAGCTTGTTTAGATTTACAAAAAGAATGTATTTTAAATAAAACAAAAATTACATTTCAACTAATGAAATCTTCATTAGTTACACAGGGTAGAAATTTGTGTGCCTCTGCGTTTATGAATTCTGATGCAGATCAGATGTTATTTATAGATTCTGATATTGAGTTTAGTACAAGATCGGTTTATAGATTATTCAAATCACCTCACGAAGTATCTTTAATACCTTATCCAATGAAACAAAAGACAGATGCTAAATTTAGAAAAGATTTTGAAACAAGACCTGATGATAGTATTCACAGTATGGGACATTTGTTTCCTATAGAAATACCAGATATAAATGACATAAGACCTAAAGATGGTTTTATAGAAGTGTCTAAAGGACCTACAGGTATGATGATGATTAAAAGATCAGCATTTGATAAATTGAAAGAGCATTATAAGGAATTAATTATAAGTCAAAAGACATTAGTCAATGGAGAACTTATAGATAGACCTAACTATTATAACTTTTTTGACACTTATTGGAGTCCAAAAAATAAAACGTACATGGGTGAAGATTTCTATTTTTGTAAATTATGGACATCAATAGGTGGTAAAATTCATGCTTTATGTGATGAAGAAATAAGCCATATCGGTGAATATAAGTATTCAGGCAAAGTCAAAGACGAATTCTATAAAGTTGACTGATATTGAAGAATAGCTCTATATAAGTTAAAATACCATAATAACTAGTTAAAATTATTATTATGGATCCAGTAACAATAGCACTTGCAACCTTTGGTATACAAAAACTAAGAGGTAAATCAACTAAACGGTCGTTAAGAGACGCTGCCATAGCAGGTGGTATAGGTCAGTTAGGTGGTATGGCAGGAGTACCTGGTATGCAAGCCTTCGGTTCAACATCATTACCTGGAATGTCAGGTAATTTTCTTCCAGGATCAGGAACAATTCTTCCAGGGCAAATGCCTACAGTAACACAACAGTTTCAAGCTCTTCCAGGATCTATGGGAGAAGGAATAAAAGGATTAATAGGTGAACCGACAGTTACAAATGAAGTTACAGGAGAAGTCACCAAAGGATCTGGCTTTAGAGGATTAGGCACAGGAGAAAAATTAGGTTTAACTTTAGCAGCAACAAGTTTACTAGGTGAAGATGAAGATGTAGAAATGCCAGAGGGTACAAGACCTGAAGACTATAAAGCTGCAAAAGAAAAAGCAGATAAAGCATTAGCAAATATTTTAGATACTTACGACTATGAGGGAGAGGCTGCAGGTATATCGCCTTACTCATATCAACAAGGAAATTCATTATTTACTTTTCACAAAGGTGGAATAGCAGAAGTTAAAAAATTTAATACAGGTGGTATAAACTATTTACCATCAAAAACAGATCATGATGAAAAAGATTACAACAATTATGTGAGAGCAGAAGGGTATGTAGAAGATGGGTCAGGCAATGGAGATAAAGACGAAGACACAATGTTAGCTCAATTAGCTGATGGTGAATTTGTATCTAGAGCTGATGCTATTTTAGGTGCTGGAATTATGGAAGGTGCTAACCCTAGTAGTTACAAAGATATGAGAAAAAAAGGAGCTGCTTTCTTTTATGGTCAGCAAGCTAAATTTAAAAGAATATTTGATTTATTAGATGCGGCCAGAAAAGAAACGAATTAGAAAAGAGGTTGGTGTATTATACATCGAGCCAAAAAAACTTGATGAGTATTGGAATCTTGTTGAGTTTATGTTGAGGGAGGGTTTGAAATATGATGGTGACCCCATGGATATTACAGATCTTCACGAAGGATTAAAAAAAGGAGCCTTTCAATTATTTATAATGTTTGGTTCCGATGACGGCATAAAGTACAAAGTATTTGGTGTCTTTGTTACAAGAGTAGTAGAGTTACCAAACTTTAAACAATGTGAAGTCATTTTATTAAAAGGAGAAAAAAGAGAGCTATGGCAGGACGAAGCTGCAGAAACTATAGAGAATGTTGCAATACAAAACGATTGCAAAAGAATAGCAGTGCATGCAAGACCTGGATGGCAAAAGTTTTTAGAAGGTAAGCAATGGAAAGTAAAAAGATATTTATATACAAAGGA